AGCAAAAAAAGACCCCAGAGTAGGAACAGGAAAAAAGCCTAAAGGTTCTGGTAGAAGGCTTTATACTGATGAAAACCCAAAGGATACTGTGGGAATTAAATTTGCTACGCCAGCGGATGCAAGAGCTACTGTAGCGAAAGTTAAAAAAGTTAAAAAGCCTTTTGCTAGAAAAATACAGATTTTAACTGTTGGTGAGCAAAGAGCCAAAGTAATGGGTAAACAAAAAGTGGCTCAAATATTTAGGCAAGGTAAAGACAGTATCCGTAAGGAAAGGGGAAAAAATGGCACTCAGCGCAGCAACAAAAAAGTCACTCGCAAAAAAAGCTGAAGCGGCTCGTAAAAAAGGTAAAAAAGTTACAGCTGGACAACTTGCAAGAGTTTACAACAAAGGTCTGGCAGCATACAGAACAGGACATCGTCCTGGAGCAACACCTAGTCAGTGGGCAATGGCTAGGGTAAACAGTGTCTTGACTGGTGGCAAAGCAGCCAAGGTAGACGCACATATTTTTGGCAAAGGTAAAAAGCCCAAAAAGGAGGCTAAAAAGAAAAAATGAGTTTTTTAACAAGTAACGTCCCTTACTTCAAATGTTGGGTAAGGAGGGAGTATACTTGCAACCACGAAGATTTCCATGGAGAGTTCCTTCATGCAATGGCAATAGCCGTAACGACTATGCCAAATAGATGCTTGAGTTTCCAAGTTTTATTCACAGGTTGTGAAAGCGATATAACTGGTGAAGAAAACGTTCATGGTGGTGCTATGTGGGCAAGGATGCCAATAACAGCTTTAGTCGGTGATACAGCGTTTGAGGGCTGGCCTGAGCCGATGGATGTATACCAAGCACAGCCTTGGGATTGCATGTCCCACACACACTCTGTGTACAGTTTAAACAGAGCTCAACCCTGTCCGTGGATTGCTAAAATAGATGGTGAATTCTACCCTGCAAAATATTTTTTTACTGTTGACTATACAGATAGCGAGGTAGCAGATGATCCAGCTCAACACAAACAAAGCCATGTGTTAGAGTTGCTTGATGCTGGTAAATGGACAGGCAATATTGTGGCTTTGCCTAATAATCGTGTGAGGGTTACACATCCTGCTTGGTATGTAACAGGTGAGGGTGCTCCTAAGTTTAAACCTTCGCAACACATTCACTATTCAAAATCTGATTTAGACTATACAATGGATGTAAATCGGATCTTTGATAATCTTTACGCAGAAGAGGATGAAGAAAATGGCGAAAAAGATGAAAAAGAAAATGTACGCAAAAGGCGGCATGGTAAAAAAGACCAAAATGGCTAAAGGCGGCATGGTGAAAAAGACCAAGATGGCTAAAGGCGGTATGGTCAAAAAAGACATGAAGAAAATGGCTAAAGGCGGTATGGTCAAAAAGCCAATGAAAATGTCAAAGGGTGGCTCTGTAAATAAGAACAACCCAAAAGTTATCAAAGGTCCGTATAGCTAATGGCTACCTCTGAGTCCACAGATTTTGAACTTGATGTAAGTGATTACATTGAGGAGGCTTTTGAGCGTTGTGGCTTAGAGGTTAGAACAGGTTATGACCTAAAAACGGCTAAACGTTCTATGAACCTGTTGTTTGCTGATTGGGCAAATAGGGGTTTAAATAGGTGGACTATAGAGCAAAGCACTCTTTCTATAACAGCAAGCACTGCTATATATTCTCTTCCTGCTGATACGATTGATATTTTAAGTGCTGTTATTAGAACAGGTTCTGGAACCACGCAATCTGACACGCAAATAACTCGTATTAGCAGGGATACTTTTTTAAATATTCCTAGTAAAAATACAGAAGCTCAGCCGAGTCAGTGGTATGTGGATAGGCAAATAACCCCACAAATCCGATTATGGCCTACCCCTGATAAAGCGTATACGTTGGTATATGACAGGTTAACTCGTATACAAGATGCAGACTCTGCAACAAATACACTGGAAGTCCCTTTTAGATTTTACCCTTGTTTAGCTGCGGGATTAGCTTACTATCTTGCAATGAAAAGAGCCCCTGATAGGATACAAGTCTTAAAAGCAGTCTATGAAGAAGAGTTTAGCCGTGCAGCGTATGAAGATGTAGACAGAGCTAATCTTAGTTTAGTCCCTAGAAGAGATTACTATGGGTTTGGTTGATGGCGTATGCTCTAGGCAAATATTCTTACGGTATCTGCGATAGGTGTGGCTTTCGTTATCCTTACCTAGATTTACGCGAAGAGTGGAATAATTTTAAAGTTTGTCCAGAATGTTATGAGCCTAAAGCTCGTCAATTAGAGCCGACACAGACAGGTGCAGATGCGGAAGCTTTGTTTCAACCTAGGCCAGATGTTCCAGAAACAGATAATATAACTGTTTCTTTTCCTGTTACAAATACAGATACTTTTTCAAAAGGTCTTAATATAGTGGCCTTACAAGGACAAGTAGGAACAGTTACTTTGGGTGGGGATGTTGTAACCCCAATAACTTCAACGGTCACGGGTGTTTCCGGCACAGGCACAGTAGGGACTGTTACGGCCTCTGGTACAGGCACAAGTATAGCTGCAACCTACACTGTTACAGTGCAGTCATATTTAGGAGCTAATAAATATTATCTTAATGGCTCTTTACAATTAACAGTTAATTTAAGTGAAGGATCAACTTATAGATTTGATCAGTCAGATAGTAGTAACTCTGGGCATCCTTTGCGTTTTTCAACTACATCAAATGGTACGCATGGGGGTGGTTCACAATACACAACTGGTGTGACTACAAACGGCACTCCTGGATCTTCTGGAGCATATACTCAAATAACAGTAGCTTCTGGAGCTCCGACGTTGTATTACTATTGTACGAACCATAGTGGTATGGGTGGACAGGCGAACACACCATGAGTTTTACATATACAGAATTAAAAACAGCTATTAAAGATTATACAGAGAACCAAGAAACCTCTTTTGTAGCCCATTTATCCGACTTTATCAAAGCTGCTGAACAAAGAATTTTTACCACTGTTGATTTAGAATTTTTTCGTAAAAATGCCACAGGGTCGTTAACTTCAGGCAATCAATTTTTACAAATGCCTACAGATTTTTTAGCAGCTTTTAGTTTAGATATCACAAGTAGTAGTTCTAAAATTTTTCTTCAACAAAAAGACGTTAATTTTTTGCAAGAGTTTAACCCAGATTCCAGCACAGGTACTCCAAAATATTATGCTATATATGATTATCAAAATTTTATATTAGCTCCTGTCCCAAATGCAAACTTCAGCTCTGAGTTACATTATTATTATAGACCGACCAGTTTAACGGCTAGCCAATTTGTGCTTACTGTTAGCAGTGTAAGTGGCACGTTTCAAGCATCGGAGACAATAACTGGAGGAACAAGTGGGGCTAATACCACGATATCTTCCATAACATCTTCTACAGTATTTACCGTTGTAATACCTAGCACTGATTTTACCGTAGGGGAAACAGTTACAGGAGCAACAAGCGGAGCTACTGGAACTGTTGTTTCTACAAGTGCTGACACTACCCTTACTTATCTGAGTGAAAATGCACCTAATACTATGTTGTATGGAAGTCTTGTTGAAGCCTATACATTTATGAAAGGCGAAAAAGACATGATGGATTTATATAACGGTAGGTTTATAGAATCATTAGGCAGGATTAAAGATCTGGCAGAAGCTCGAGAAAACACAGATGCTTACAGAACAGGACTACCAAGTCGGGCAAGAACATGAAAATAGCTATAGTTGGTTTAGGTGGCAGTTACGCTGACTATATTTCTGCTAGAATAGCTTCACAAGAATTTGATGAAGTATGGGGTATTAATTGTATAGGTGGTGTCATACACGTTGATAAGACGTTTATGATGGATCCTGTATCTAGGTTTTTAGATACAGAAAATGCTGGCACACAAACTGGCATAGCTAGAAAATTTTTAAAAGAAAACAAAAACCCTATATATACTTGTGAGTTAGATAAAAGGGTTAAAGAGCTACAACTTTTTCCACTTAAAGAAGTGGCGACAGAATTAGGGTACTGTTATTTTAATAATACTGTCGCTTATGCTATTGCTTACGCTATATGGAAAAAAGCCACTTGTATTTGTTTGTATGGTTTAGATTATACTTATAAAAATGTAAGTATGGCTGAGTCTGGTAGAGCTTGTGTAGAGTTTTGGTGTGCCATCGCGGTAAGCCGAGGTATTAAATTAGAAGTAGCCCACAGGTCTAGTTTATTAGATACAAATGTTCCTGATAATGAAAAACTCTATGGCTATCATAGATTAAAAGATCCACTTGTTCAAACAGTACAAGAAGGTGGTTTAATGATAGTAAAACAATCTGAGTTTGAACCACCTGAGCCTGTGGAAAATAATCCTATTTTGTTTGGGAGGCATGATAATGTTTGATTTAAGTGTTGCTACAGTTGGTACAGCTAGTGTGATGACTTCAGAAAAAGGGGGGTTGTCTAACGATCAAATAGCAGAAATGCTGACTAATAAATTAATTTATGTTTCGGATGATGCGCCAGAACCAATACGTTTACAAGCGGAGGCTTTTAAAGAAAAAGTTAGAAATTTATCCCAATATTATATTGAGTTGGCGAGGAAAGAAGAACGTGCTACTATTTGTGCGAAAGTTCGTGACGCTGGACAAGAACAGTTAGCTCAAGCTATTGGGAGAATATAATGGCAATCGCACAAGCAATGTGTACCGCATTTAAGCAAGAACTTATGTTGGGTACTCACAATTTCGCTACAAACGGCAATGCTTTTAAATTAGCTTTGTATGCTGAGGGTAGCGGTGGTAAATCAAGCACAACAGCAACATTAGGAGCTGCTACAACAGCTTTTACAACTACAGGTGAAGTTGCTTCTAGTGGAACATATGCTACAGGTGGTGGAACACTTACAAAAGTAGCTCCTACAACATCAGGAACTACAGCATTTACTGATTTTGCTGACCTTAGTTTTACTACAGCAACTATCACGGCAATGGGAGCTTTGATTTATAACAGCACAAATAGTAATAAAGCTGTCGCAGTTTTAGATTTTAGTTCAAATAAAACATCCACTTCTGGTACTTTTACTATCCAGTTCCCAACAGCAGATGCCAGTAACGCTATTATCCGCATAGCATAGTGAGCTAACTATGTCAAATGTAACAGGTTGGGGTCGAGGCACTTGGGGTCAGTTAGCTTGGAACCAAGCCATACCTGTTACTGTCACGGGCGTAGCTGCAACCACTGCGGTTGGTAATGTCCTTGTCATACCCTCTATTGATGGAGTTGCCACTGGCGTTGTTGCTTCTGGTCTCCTAAATTCTGTTACTGTTACAGGCACAGGTTTGATATCACCAACAGGTGTTGTTGGCACAAGTGCTGTAGGCGACGAAACAACTAATTGTTCAGCAAATGTGGCTGGCGTTGGTGTTACCGCTACTGTCAGCTTTGGTGATGAGTCTGTTGCGGCTGGCGCAAAAGCCACTGTTACAGGCAATGCTGGGACTAGCTCATTAGGAACAACTTCACAAACAGGTGCTTCTACATTATCTTTAACAGGCACGGCTGGCACAGCTACTCTGGGAACTGGATATGTTCAAAATACATTGTATTCGTTCACAGGGGTTGCAGGAACAGGAAATGTTGGTATAGTTCTAGTCTACACAGCTATCGTTCCTAGCCAAACTCCTAATTGGACAGCGGTCACAGTAACGACAACTGCCTGGACGGATACTACCCCGTCGCAGACTCCAAATTGGGAAGAGATAGCGGCTTAGGAGTAACAGATGGCGAGTTCTTTTAGTACAAATTTGGGAATAGAAAAACCAGCTACAGGTGAATTATCTGGTAGTTGGGGTGATGTTACCAATTTTAATTTTGATATATTTGATAGAGTTTTGGGTGCTTCAGACCTTACCGCTTCTGATCTTACTACAGACCTTACTATAAGAGCCGCTTCACCTACCTCTGGACAAAGTAATGTGCAAACTGGAATGTTTGCAGTTATTAATCTTAAAGATAGCGGTTCTGACCTAGGCGGCGTAAATGTCGTGACTATTGCACCAAATACCGCTACTAAGTTTTTTATTATTAAAAATTCTTTGACTGGTAGCAGAGCAGCTACCATAAAACAAGGAACAGGAGCCACAGTGTCGATACCAAATGGAACAACTGACATTGTGTTTTGTGATGGGGCTGGGTCTGGAGCCGCTGTCACGGGGGTTGCGGCCTCACTGAATATAGCAGATAACACAGAGGTGGCTGGCACGGCTACCGCATTAGCAATCGCGCTTGGTTGATAGGAGTATAAGATGGCAAATGATGCTCAAGTGACAATGCAAGTGACAGTTTTGCCAGATGAGATCGCAAAGACTTTTTCGGCAAGCATGACTGTTACCCCTGATGATGCCAACGATAAGTGGTATTACAAAAAGACTAGCGTATCTAACTCTAGCACAGATTTAATTGCTGGAAACTTTCTTGATTATACAGCCGTTGATGACGACACCGCACCAACTGCTGTAGCTACAGGCGATAAGGTAAAGTTCTTGTTTATCAAGAATGTGGATACCAACAGTCGTAGCATTTATATAGTTTTGGATGCTGGCACAGCCTCATCTAGCGCAACAGACGGTATTACCATAGGTCCAAGCGAGTCTTTTGCGGCGAGATTACCTAACACGACAGTAGCAGATATACATGCTATATCGTCTGCATCAACCGCAGAGGTCATCGTATGTGCTTTGCTTGATGATGTATAAGGAGTAGGACATGGCTAATACCTTTAAAAATAAGGTGTTTAACGGTGAAAGCAGTCTAGCTAATTCAGACATGGCTGTTTACACCGTGCCAAGTTCTACCACTACAGTTGTGATTGGTTTAACGCTGGCAAACACTGGATCAACTCAAATACTCGCAGACGTCAAACTTAATGCTGGTGATATGGTTTTTCTAGCAAAAGACATTCCAATACCCGTTGGGTCTAGTTTTGAGTATATGGCAGGAAACAAAATTGTGATGGAAACAGGTCATAGCTTGATAGTGCAATCAAGTGTGGCTAATAGTTTAGATACTGTTGCGAGTATAATGGAGATTACCTAATGCCATATCTGGGTAATGAGGTTGCTGAAAAGTTTGTAAGTAAACCCGCTGTCGACCATTTTAGTGGTGATGGTAGCACAACAGCTTTTACTCTTACTTTCCCAGTAGGTGCTGATCAAGATATTTTAGTTAGTGTGGATGGTGTTATACAAGATACAACGTCATATACAGTTTCTAGCAAAACACTAACTTTTACTGCTGCTCCTTCTAGTAACTCGGGCAATAATATTTTTGTAAATTATATGGCACGAGTATCAGCTACAGTCGCACACCCAGCTACGTCTGCACTGACAGCGACTACGGGTACTTTTACGGATGATGTTAATATAGACAGTGGCACTTTGTTTGTTGACGCAAGTACAAACAGGGTTGGAATTGGCACGACTTCACCATCACAATTACTGTCTATATCTGATAGTGGCAGTGCTAGGATGGAAATAATTTCTGGTACTTCCGGCACATCAATTATCGACATGGGCGATACGGATGATGCTGACATAGCTGGTATTAGATATGCACACGGTACTGACACTTTATCTTTTAGGTCAGGTAATGATGTTCGTATGACTATCAGTGGTGATGGCGAAGTGTTGATGCCAGCACAACCAGCGTTTTTAGTTAAACCGTCTGGGATACAGAGTAATATTGGTATTACGGATGGCACTGCTGTTGTAGTTACTTTTGATAGCGAAGTATATGATATTGGTGGAAATTTTGCATCAAACGCATTTACTGCTCCTGTGACAGGTAAATATTTTCTTAGTTTAAATCTATATCTTCAATCCGTAGATTCAGCAGCTAATTTTATTGCGGCTTATATTTATACTTCTAATCGTTATTATCTTTATATTATTGACCCTGATTTTGGGCAAGACGCAGCATATTGGACAATGGGTTTTTCTGTCGTTGCTGATATGGATGCTAATGACACAGTTAATGCTAGGTTTGCTCAGTATACTGGAACAATACAAGCAGATGTTAATACTGATAGTAGTTTTTCTGGAATACTAATTGCTTAATCGGAGATAGATAGATGGCACTAACACAAATACAAGGCTCCGGCATTAGCAACATAACCATTTCAGCCGATGGCGAAGTGACAAATTCATCACAGCCATGTTTTTGTGTTCATAAAAATGGCACGAGTCAAAGCAACTTGGCGGCAGATGCGTCAAGCATAGTTATTACTTTTGGCACAGAAATTTATGATATAGGTTCAAACTTTGCTTCTAACACTTTTACCGCGCCTGTTACTGGTAAATATCTTTTATCTCTTAAAGTTGCATTGAGACAAGTTGATAAGGATGCAAACTATATTTACATAAAAATGAATACTAGCAACAGGAGTTATTCCAATTTAATTGATGCTGATTTTGGAACTTCAGATATGCAATACTGGAATGTAGATCAATCTTTTTTAGTAGACATGGATGCCAACGATACGGTTGATTGCCGCTATCAACAGTCGGGTGGTGGCGCACAAGTAGATATAGATGGAACGCAAGAGTACACTAGCTTCTCAGGCGTACTAATTTGTTAATCGGGTGAAATAGCTCTGTCATAAAGGAGACAAAGAATGGCAAACCACACTAAATCAGTTGTACTGACTGACCTACAACAACAAATCTTGAGCAACGATTTGTATAACGACAGCGATAATGCTGGACTTGATGCGTGGATTCAAGCAGCGGTCGATGGCAAAATTAATAACTGCTGGAAGCGCATGCAGCAGGAGTGGACAACAAAGTTAATGAACGATG